CAATCCATTATGCGTGCGTGCGCATTATTAAGCTTTAGCTTAAAGACTTACTAAAGTAAGTATAGAAAGTATAAGTTTATATAGCTTTAGCTATATAAACCTCTATTAGTATTTAGTATACTAAATACTAATAGAGATATACAGGTAAGTATATACGCATACGCGTGCGTATTATCCCTCCACCTTGATTACCTTTAAATTTTCTTTCTGATAATACGTTTTTCTATGATTGCCATGCCTCTTAAGGTAATGACCAGGGAATTGAAGGTCATCAAGATATGCCTTCTTCTTATTCATGTGAGTTCTTGCAAGACGTCCCAATATCTGTATCGATTTTTCATTAGAATCCATTGATGCAGTATTCTGAAGATATTTCAATTCAGGGAAATTTTGACCTCTAGAAATGATTGTAGTAGCAATTAGCACATCAATTCTCCCTTCCCTGAAATCTTGTAGAATTTTATCACGCCCTTTTGTCTTATGATGTACATATTGTATACTGTAATCATTTCCAAGATGTTTAACGTAATACTTGTAAAGATTTTCACAATGGTCAATGAACTTACATACAATAAGAGCTGGCAATCTTTTTCTCTTCAGATTGTATCTTGTACGATCAAGAGAAAACTTCCAAGCTTCTTTGTTATCACATATCACTTCTTTGTATTCTGTTGGATAGTCAACTTCTTTAGAATACTTAAAGGGAGCATATACCAGTTTACAGGTGATGGGAGTAGAATATCCTTTCTCTATCATATCAACCAGTTTTACTTGGTTAACTTTATCACCAATGAAAGACATGATATTTAGGTTATGTATCAATTTCTTCTTCTGGTCACTCATGTAAATTGTACCACTCAATCCAATTCGTATTCTAGAGTTGTATAAGTGCTGTATTACGGTTTTATAGGTTTTGTTATCTATGACATCAGCCTCATCTATTAATACCATATCAATTTCTGATAGGAATCTTTGGTACCGTTTTATGTTAGACGATAATGACTGTACCATGCACACATTGAAGTTACCCCAATCATTACATTTACTACCTTGGATAAATGCAATCTTTTCACCTGGTAACAACTCTGGAATCTCCTTTTTGAATTGCTTAAACAAATCTGCACTGTTTAATAACAACACAGTTTTCAATTTCCTATTGAAGGCTTGATGTAACCCACAGAATATAAGTGTCTTACCAAAATTTACAGCCAGGTCTGATGCACAAATCAGGAAAGGAGTATCCCCTACACGATTATTTAATATCTTTTCTAGAGCTTCTTTTTGTACTTCCCGTAGATTTTTATCTCCCAGTATATCTGGAATTACTGGTTTAATTCCTAACGGGGGTCTATTATCTATAATTTTTACTTTTTGTCCCATTTTACAGCATTCATTATAAACCTTATTCAGTAGGCCTATCTTGAATTGACCATAGTTTGAGATATATTTTACATACCCATCCCAATTCTTTGCCCTGCTATACATCAATATATGCCAGGCATCAGGATGCTTGATCCTGAAAGCCTCATATAATTTGTTTGTGAATTTAGCTGGACCAGAAATCTCACAAACATTACAGTTCTTGATAGTTATAGTTATCATATTCTTATATCAAATATCCAACAAATAATACCCAATATCAAACCAATTATTATAGCTACAGTATATAACACTAATAAGGGTTTAGCTGCTTCTACCATTGGATCATATCTTTTCATATCCTATCTTTTAAAGGCATCCCAATCCACATGTTCTGATTTGGGTCGGGATACAATATTAAATTTAGCCATATAATTGATTACTCTTTGACGAGCCTTATCATTTGATAGATCTTCTATCTTAGGTATACCATTACAGAATTCAAGAGCATAGAATTGAGCCTGAACAAAAGTTTCATAGTCAACTCCTATTTCATCTGCAAGTTTTCTTGCTCTTACAAACCATACATATTCTTGAGGATTCTTATCATAAGTATTGTTGATACCTATTCTGTCGAGGATTTCCTTTGTATAGTTCTCATATACCTCTCTAGTATATTCTGGATATTTATCCTCTTTAACTTCTATCTCAGAATCATATATCTCAATTATCCAATTAACTCTTTGATGTAACCAATTAGCACAGAAGTTATAATTAACTCTCTTGGCTTGAGCCATGAGTTTAAGGCCAGTAGTTACAAATTCAATATAACCTTGACGAGGTTCAAATCCATACTTTTGACAGAATTCATTTACAACAGGTACCAACTCTTTTATTGATGCCCATTGTAAATCTGTTTGCTTTATTTTAGTTACTCCTATATGTTTTAATTGTATTCTAGTAGAGTATATAATATCGGCTAATAAATTAGCATCTCCTATACTACTTGAAGTTCTACTGATAGCCTTTTTTCTTACTGGTTTATTATCCCCAATTACTGATCTATGATCTAAAGAGTATTGCCTGGCTCTTGTAAAAAATTTATCCACAAATTCCTCAGATACTTTATCCCCAATCTCATTCCATAATTTACGGAATAAAGATTTGGATATATGGATTGACGGTTCTCTCTTTACCTTATTCATAACTCTTATATACTACTCTTGCCTTAGCTTTTAACTTATCATTTCTTTCACAGTATTCAGTGTAACTTTTATTCATCTCAACCCGTATAATTTCTGAATTATCTTCATACCATATATGATAAATTGAATCTTCAAATCCTGATGGTACTGAATATTTGACCTTCCTCCAAATAGGGATAATACCCAACAGATAGTTAGTTACCATCTTACAATAATATAGGTCACATGAGGCATCGTAATAAATCTTATACTTGTTATATTTGTTATTATGAATAAGGCTATTTGAAGAGTCGGTTATATTGCATAACCAAGTAGTTACAATAAGTGTAATAAATGAAAGTAATACCACTGATATAACCCAAATTAAAAGTGCCATAATTTATAATTTTAGTTCTGATTTTATAGTTAAAAGTTCTTGATAAGTCTGATATGTCGTCTTTCGTACATATTCTAAAGTCTTTCTCTTACCCAAAGAATTCACATCTTCATTATCAGGTAGAAATACCACCTTTACCTTTTTAAATGGTACTAATTTGAAAGCCAGGTCTAATGCCTTATCCTTAGCATCTGGGTCAATTAATATAATAAACTTTTCTACTGGGCTTTTAATAAATCTATTCACCTGATATCTTGAAATGGCCTTGCCTCCCGTTGCAATCCCATTTTCTCCGATAGTCTCTGCATTAATTGCACCCTCACAAATATAAACTGTTTTATATATTTCTAGAGCATCTGCATTATAAATAATAAAACTCTTTCCCAAACCTGTTATATCTACTTCTGGATTGTTATATTTGGGGCCAGCGCCCATATATAATCTGGCATTGAAATAAGTTAATTGCCCATGCTCCGTAAATGGGATAATTACATAACCCAGGTACTTACCTTCATTGCAATATCCCCATCCCTTACGAGCCAATTCATCTATATTGAATCCTCTTCTCTTCAAATAATTCCTGGCTGACTTTGCCAATACAGAATTACCCATAGATATATTCTTGAATCCATCAGGGAGGAAAAATTCTTTCTTACCTTTTAATTCAACCTTCTCCTCCTTAAATACATATCCAGAATAATCACCCGATTCAAGTATATGCAATACTTCTTGAAAACTATATGTATTCTCTAGATACATGATTAATCCAATAGGGGAGGGATGTTCTCCACATCGGAAACAATTGCACCTATTACTTGAAAGATTAATACCGAACTTCTTTTCTCTTCCACAGTATGGACAGTTTGATTTCATCCATGAATTTCTATAGTCGTAGGCTCCAATCTTTCTAATAAAGTATTGGTGCATCTTACCTTTGATATTGCTGTTAAGTTTCATATAAGTAAACAAAAATACCCGACCATGTTATCCATAGCCGGGTGATTACTACTTAATGGGTAATCCTTTGCAGAACTCCGGCACTAAGTGATATTGTATATAACCTCTCCTAATCTTGGATATCTCTAAAATAGCTTCTTCCATAGTTAGAAAATTAGTGTTAAATGGTATAATATACTCATCGTATTGATTATACCCTATTCTATTTATGAAAGTACTGCCATTGGGAGTACACATCTTAAATGTAATAGAAGCTTTTGGACTATTTATGTGAACCCATTGTTTAGTAAAACATCCAAGAGTATTTTCTTCATTTATTGGACATACCACTTCATACCTATTACCTGGTTGTCTTCTTAAACATATTTCTTTTGAAGCTATACTTCTAAATCTCTTTAATAATCGTATATTCATAATTACATATGTTCAACAGTATGAAATTCTCTTAAATGCACAATAAAATTGCATTCTGGACATGTAATACTTTCTTCTCCACAATGTTCTGAACCGTATGATAAATCCAAGAATGTTTCATATTTAGTAAATGCAATTACTTTATTACATTTTGGGCAAGATGTAACTCTTTCTCCAAATACAGCCAAATCACTTGAATCAATAATCCGTGTCATATAATTTTAATTTATTAAGGTTTATATTATCTTAAATATCTCCGTTGGTTTTACCTCTCTTTTCTGGGTCTGCATTAGGATTGCTTACTTTCCTTTTCTTTTTAAGCATATCGTCTACTTGTCTACCCATTGTATCATCATATTTAGCCCTGGCCTCTTTTGAGAATTCTTTCATTCGTTGTCTTTCTGGATCCATATTGAACATAACTCTACCGGTTGGAACTCCATCTCGTTGAACTACAACTTCCATTCTCATTATATTATGTTCTTCTTCATCGGGTGTAGAATTTAACCCCATTACGCATTTTGAATTTCTTATGATAGAAATAGCAGAAGCAATATCATTATCCTCATATTTTGTTTCTTGATGCTTAGCACCTTCTCGAGTAACGTGTTGGGCAGTCCAAATAGCATCTAGCCCAAGTTCATCACCCATATTATCTATATCTATGTATACATTATTAATACGTTCTACATCATCCTTATCTCTAGCAATAGAAGCTAATTTTGCAGCGTAGTCTATAATAATAACATGTACTTTAATACCCTTTTCTGATTCTAGCTTCCCAACTAAATTTTTAATGGTATTACAATCTGCAATGGTTGCAGGTACACGTTCAACTATAAACTCTACGCCTAAACGTTTATATTTACGCATGTGCCTTTGTTCCATTTTATCGTAATCACCAGTTAACATCTCTCTTTTGGTTTTATTAAGAGTAGACTGAATCATACGGTCCATTAACTGATTTTTACCATTCTCGGTATCTATATACAGAACATTTTTCTTCATTGCTAAGTATCCCCTTGCAATATTTATAAGTGCAAAAGTCTTTCTTCTTTTTGGACGATCAATCAATACAAATAAAGAATTCTTAGGATACCCATCACCATTACCCAATTTATTCAATTGCCAAAATGGAGTAGGAACTACATCGGGATCAACCTTTCTCATAAGCTGACGCATTGCAGTTCCACTAACCATTAATAAAGGTTCATCCTTCTTTTGGGGTTTCGAATTTTGAAGAATCTTGGTTAACTTTAATTGGTATGTTTCGTATGAGTTATAATCTGAGAAATCCATACTCTCATTCAAAGCCTTTAATTCTATATAGGCAATGAACTTATGTATGTTTTCCAAAACTATATCTACATCCTTTAATGGCTTGTTATACAGTTCATATATTAACTTATGAATATTGGGGATATCTTCCTTTGTAACCAAATCTGTATAATCCTTGCCTTCCAATAAAGTCTTTACCTGTTCTATCATTAAAACTTCACTGGGGATTCTCTGATACTTCTTAACAAATTTGATCAAGGCTTCTACTAAGATAGAATGTTCTATCAGAGTAAAATACCCAGGCTTTATCTTTGAGATATATAAAAGAGATTCCTTGCCTTGTATCAGAAACCTTAATACTTCTAATTGAAACTCTATGGAAAAAGTGAATTTATCACATGAGTTTAACCTCTTCTTTACCTTGTTTTGTTTCATATATTATATAATATTCAGGATGTATTATCAATAGTATCTGCTAGATGATATAGTTCATGAAGCTCATCTTTGAACTAACTTCAACACAAACGGTGAAATAATTTTTATAAATTCATACAAGTTGTTACTTATTATATTATATTTGCATTGTTAAAAAATCTTTACTACTATGAAGGGCAATAACGGAAGTGAACTACATCGGTTAACAGAATTAAAACCTTATGATGAGGATTTGTTTAATAGGTTGTATAAAACCTGTAAACCATTAATCCGCAGATTAGTAAGGGGAATAGATTCTAGAAGATTTAATGTTACACCAGATATAATCAACTCTTTTTTCTGGGATAAGTTCTTGTATGTATTCAATAAATATCAAAGTGAGTATGATGAAGAAAGATTAAAGGCCACTCTTTTATCTTCCCTTCAAACTTTCAAGAGTAAGTTATTGCGTAATGCCTATACTAAACAGGCAGAATTTAATCAGGAGTTAACTTCATTTGAAGTCCTATTTGATAATAACAAGGAATTACTTGATGACTCAGAAGAAACTCGTATCAAGGAAGAACAATCACAAAGATTCCATGAATACATGAAAGAACATCTTACACCTGATGAGTATTTGGTTATGAAGATACAGCTTGAACCCCCCAAATGGTTTGAGTCAAGAATAAAGGAATCACACGGTAAGTTATCTATCCTTCACTTGATTGATTACTTTGAGTTGCCAAGAGATAAATTTGCAGTAAATATGTTTTCTCACATGAGAAAGAACATACAAAAAACTTTAGAACAAGCTGCTGTAGATCTTAGACAATAAAAAAGCCAGAGCAGGATTAAACATAATCCCACTCCGGCCCCACTTAACCAACTCAACTATGGCTTGTGTTTAATATGTATCTATACATTCGGAGTAATTGATACATCTCCAATGTTACATAAATCCCATACATCATTCAACATAAATGGGATAAATGTAGTACCAAAATAAGTACTTCTGATAGCAGAAGATGAACCACTTATAGTACTCACTACTACTTCCAAATAGAAATTATCAGATGAATCATTTCGTAAGTAAACAAAGATATGACCATTTACTTCTTGCTCTAATCCAGTCTGAGTAGTATTCACCATCAATGGCATACTTTGCAATAACAACTTCCCGCCAGATGCCTGAGCAGTTACCTTCTTATAGAAGTCGTATAGATTCTTTAATACATAAGGCTTGAAATGTAAAGCCAATTCAGAATTCAAATCTAACCTGAAAGTACCTTGTGTATATGGGGAAGAAGTGTTACTAAGGTATACATACCAAGATAAGTTTATACCTGTTGGGTACAATCTGAAAGTTATTCCACAAGTATCACTTGAAGTTAAACCTCCACTCTTCGTATCTATGAATACTCTAGTATATCTCTTATCCCTTTCTGATGATGTATCCAATACATCAGCGGTATTAGCAAACCTATTAAAGAAGTTATTTAATACCAATGCCAGATAATAACTTGGATCATCAGAGGGTTTTACTACTTTTGAACTTTTACCATTACCTACTAGGTCATAATAAGAGTCAGTCATTTGACCATTCTTATTGATTAGGCATATAATACCAGCTGATATAGAACCAGATTCTCCAGTTCCTTGAAAATCACCAGATATGCCTCCCATAATGTCACTTGGATTAGTTAACCTAACAGTACTTAATCCAAGACTTAATCCCCATTTAGAGATAGGAGGTAAACCAGTATCTGGATTAGTATCAGATGATAATATGTCTAAGTATATGGCCTTTATATTGTTTAAATACATGGTATTACTGGTGAAGGTTTTCCCAGCTCCTTCATAGAGGCTTACTCCGAGATACACCAGCTTCTTTATAGTAATACTTACTGTACCATTACCAGTTCCTTCATCTGTAACATATATATTCAAATCATAATCGCATTCTATACCCTTACCCAGAGTATTCACCTGATTCTGAAGTATACTGTTCAATCCTTTCAGGCTATCAACATCCTCCTCTATGACTGGTATATTCTTTACTTTCTGATTAAGTGAAAGGATATCAAATGACCCGTTTGTGAAAGGACTAACTGGCCATTTACCATCATATGATACCAAAGCCATTTTATATCCGAAAGAGGCATATACATCGTTGTCTCCCCAACTTGGGTCATACCCTACAATGTATATACCAACTAAAGAATCAGTATTCCTATTTATCCAACCAGATGGTAATATAGTGCCTACAAGGGATGAGAAGTCTAAAGAGGCTACCTCTGCTGGACTATAAGTACCACCAGTACTCTTTTCTAGTGTTAACCAAGTAATACTAAAATCACTAACCCCAATGTTACTAGCATCTGCCACTGGAGTATAGGTATGGCTTACTTTCATGGCAAAAGCCACAAACCTGTTTGGATTATTTAGATCAAACCATCCACCAGTTGGCTTTACATTAGTAAAATCCAGAATAGCTGGACATATGTGTATAAGCCCATCGTTAGTTACTATGGCATTAACTACATTTCCACCATTATTTTCCCCGTCTGATAGTATGACTCTACGATTAGCTTTCTTTAATACTGGCGGAGCGGATATACCATCGCTAGATAAATTGGGATCCCATGAACCACGGATTATTACATGATCAGTAGAAGTATCTACAATATCAAATCCACATATAGGACCATTACCATGAGCAATAGCTATGGGTTCCATGGTTTCTTTGGATTCAATCAAGTCACCATATACTTGATAGAACCTCTGTTGAACTACACCGTTATTAACCACGGTTACATTATTAGCCATATATCTACAATTTTAATTTATCCAAGTTTTCGTCTATGAAAATGAGTGCCTTAGTTAAAGACTCAACCAATTTATGGTTTACATTATCATCTTCTAATAAAGCTACATCATCTGGATTATCCTGGAAGAGCCACTCAAGCAGTACTCCCCAGTAATTATTTCCCATGAGTACAGTAAAGTTAGCTTCCTTATCTGGATCACCATCAGATTTATCCATACGATGTTTATATCCGTCTGTAGTAGGGAAGTCTTCCTGGAGCTGCTCAAATATTACAGTAGCAAATAAATCAGAACGAGTCTGGCCCTTGGTAGTATAAATTTCAAATCCCCTTGCAGTGCACCATTCATTCCCCATGCCTGCGGCATTATTATGGAGGGATAGCAGAAATTTAGTTCCCCCAAGTGGAGTATCTAGATTATTTGCAATTTCTCTTCTTCTAGATAACCCGATTTCTTTATCTGAGGTATTAGTGAATGCTACCTTGAATCCCTCCTGCTTGAGACGTTCAGCTAGCATTCCACCTACTTTACGACTCCATAAATATTCTTTATGTTTACCATCTGGTGATTGTTTTCCAGGTACATCTGACCCATGAGCAAAGTCAATGATCGGTAATAATTTTCGTTCCATGGTTATAATTTTTTAAGGTACATCAATTTCAATCCATTGAGATACATACTTACTGATTGATCCATATTTGAAATGGAGAATTGATCCTTGGGTATGTATATTTGTTCTATTACCATATCTTTTATTGCTTCATTATCTTGAAGTTCAAATATGGTCGAAAGAGATTTGCCATCACAATTAAAGTTAGACATAAGCCCACATAGTTCTGAATACTCATTGTTAACTAATATGTCTACTTTCTTTATTACTGACTCTTTATTATCTATATGATTCTCGAGTCTTATTCGTAGTATGGCATACTTAAGTATATGACCAAGGCAATTGAATTCCCTTCGTATAAGAATCTGTGCCTCAGTTACACCTATTGTAGAATCAGCAGCTCCATCGAAGAATTCTGTGACCTTACTAGAAGACTCTGATACTACAGATATCTTTTTGTTTAAGTTCCAGATGGTATACATAAACATCACTACCAATACTAGAACTAATACCATAAAGATACCGAAGATTACCTTTAATGCCCCGTAGTTAGAAGCTGCTTCCGCTAACTCTATGGATGACCTTGTTAAAGATTGAACTGCATGGTCTAATTTTTGATCTTGGGCAGCTGCAAATAATAATGAGATCAGTGGCATGTTATACGATATAAATTACTGCAGAAGTTTGTTCAAATACCACTGAACTATCATTTGGTTCAAAGTACTTTACATTTACTGGCAGATATTTGTTAACTATGTTTATCAAAGTCTCTTTTACCTTATCACTATAATCTGATGGATGCTCAGTATATATCTGTTCCTTAGCTTGCTGAATCTCTTCTTCTGTAGCATAGGGATTCATAGACTTCCATTCTTCTAAAAGTTTTTCCTGAATCTCTTGATCTTTCTTGGTCATAAAATTCCATTGACCTTTTGGTATACCAATAGTTAAAATCATAGGAACACATTCCCAACAATCTGTCTCTGTATCATAAGTAGCTGATGGAGTATCATAGTAAGAAACATTGTCATACTTTACTGACCCATCACCAGAAAATCCAGTTACAGCTTTAGTACTGCCTTCTACTTCTGTAAGGTTAAAAGTTACACCATAAAATCTACCTAAGATTTCGTAAAACTTTTTAGTTCCCCTAATCTTATACAGTGATATGGCGTATCTTAGAACTAACCGGCAATCAGCAGTGGGAAAACCCCTGTCCTCTTTTACCCAATTCTCTAGATTCTCCTCTGTATAGGGCTCTCCCTTAGTTAATACGCCATAAGCATAAGGGATGAACCCAAAGTATTCCCATAGATAGTTCAGGAATATAGGATTGGCTTTATCCACATCCAGACATTCCATGAAGTTATCTATATCGGGCATTACCTCAGTATCGAAATAGCCAGAACATACATCTATGAACCTTTCGAATATACCCTTGCCTTCTGAATCTTGATAAGTATCATTGGCTTTGTAGTAATGGTCAAAAAGGTTACTGAAGATGTAATCCCTGAAGAATGTCTTCGCTGGATTAAACCACTTCATTGATTGTTAAGGTTATGTTATCTGAACTGATAACTGGTATATTATAGTTATGAGGTATAAGATCTACCAGTCTGCCATTGCTTCCCATTGGTTGGGTAGTTAACTGATATACTGTACCATTTTCATAGTTTGCATTTTCAACTGGTAAGTTGATGGTCATAGTAAACTTAGATTTGTATAAGCTTACATTTATTGGTTTACCATATTGACCAGTATATAAGGCATTACCAGATACGTTCTTATTGGTGAATATTCTATAGAAAGCATTGCCATCTTCTATTACCGTCTGAATATAGCAATTCTCATAGTCAGTCTCTGGAGTTGCAGTATTGAACGATATCATTTTGAAATATGTTATGTTCAATGCTGGTACAGATACTATCTCTTCGGTATTCTGAGAATTTATATTTATAGCTATTGGGTACGGCAATAAGTATAACTCGGTTATGGTAAGGAAGTCAACCATTGGTTGATTATCCATTAAAGCATATAAATCAGATTGCCTTACCGATTTGTTTATACCAGAACTCTGGTAGTTATAAGCATCAAGTAAAGCTTTCTTAACTTGATTGCTTATATCTATTGACTTAAATGACTTCTTACCGGTTATAGTTGCAGATAAGTATATCTTTGCTGCATGTGTAGAATATACACTTACTCTAGTAGTCAGTACTTTTGAGGATTCCATCCTCTGCTTAACATTGTTGATAAGTTCGGTACTAGCTTCTGAACCACCATCTGGGGTAATATATACTTCTACATATTTACCGCATATATAATTACAGTAGGCTTTATCTACACCGTCTATGAGCATAGCTATTGCTTCGTAATCCTCTTTTGTAATGGCTACTCCAAGAGTCTTTATACTGAGTGGAATATGCTCCTTCAGAGTATCAAAATCCTCATAGTCAGAACCACCAGTTGCAGCTATGGTATTAGTAATTGATAAACCAGAAGTTACATCAGACATTACTTCTGGTACCTTATCAAATTGGTTAGATGGTATATTACCACTTGAACCATAAGTAAGGTAGTACTGACCTTTTATTTGAGAACCGATGGTTGGTTTTCTACCGAATTGACCATCACCGAATACCAAATACGGTTGGAGTGTACTATCCAATTCTATCTTATACACCCTATCACCAGGACCAGAATAGGCAAAGGTATCCACCAAGGTCCAAGCTTCACCGTCAATGGTAAGTACCATTGATCCCTCTACATACTTCCTATCAGCTGGCAGATCACCCAAGGTTATGATTATATCATGAGAAGTATAAGTTCCCAATTCTACCTCAGCTACAGCCTCCTTCTGTGCAACAGGAACTTTATAAGTATATGTTCCCTTTTCAATGGTTACATTTCTAGTAGTTATCCAAGGTTTACCATCCTTAGAATTAAATACTGTATTCTGAGGTACATTTATATCTACTGGAAATGAGGTTCCATCCTGCATGTATACTGTAAGGTCTACAGAAGATGGTATAGCAGATTTTATATGGTAGTCTACCAGCTTGGCATGTTTATATAAAGATGAATACCTTCTACAAGTTGGTAAGAAAGCTTCTCTTGCCATACCATCTATATAGTAGTGTATAACTTCTGCAATACCTGCAAATATGGATAAAGTGAGTATAAATATATTACCCTCACTCATATCAGTAACCTCTGGAACCCTTTCATTCAGAGATTGAATTAATTTGGCTTTTATGTCATTGTATGACCTTTGAAAAGGGGTAAGCCAGGGATTGCTAGTAGACATCTGTAGTTAAGTTATTGAAGTTATACTGAAAGTTAAGCTCTTCTACCTTTTGAGAATTCTGTACTTTGAAATATATCAGGAGTCGTATTGACTCTTTTGTGGGTTTAAGAGCAAATACTTTTAAGGCTTTGATTCTTGGTTCCCAAGCAGCTATACCATCTTTTACAAAATTCTTAATCATCAGATTAAGTGCACTTGTATTTGGCTCTTCTAAACATTCCCAAGTACGAGAACCAAAATCTTCTTGCCTAAATCTTTGACCTATTTGATAGGTAAGTATTGCTGTTAGGTTTTGCTTTATTAAAGCTACATCACCCTTTAGAATATACCATCCTATTTTGGGCACTCTTTTTATTTCGGTTTCTTCGGTTGTATATACCATACCAGGCACTGATTCATTAGTATATGATACTTTACAACTTATCATATTCACTGACTTAGTACCAGTAAGCACATCACCCTCATTTTCTGGTAAGAATAGTAAAACTGTTTGGTTTTTCTCTAATTTTACACAGATCACTCCTTTATTAGAATTCAATGGTATATCCCATATATAAGTATATTCACTCATTCTATATACTCTCATAGACATATGAGTGAATGTAGTTTGAGGTTCTAATTCGAATTCTATTTTAATGTATTTACAGTCTTTGTTTACAAAGAATGTCCAGCAAGAACAAGCAGTGTTATTAGAACCACTTAATGTCTTTATTGATTCATACCACCATTTATTACCATCATTCTTGATACCACCCAGTTGTAATTGTAAAGAAGTTGGAATATTAGAATATGGTAAATAACCCTCTATAGCAGCTCCACCAATAGAATTACTTTTAAGAGATTTTCTATCCCCAATTACCACATCATCGGGATAGGTAGATTTTAGGAATTCTTGATCTAAAGTATCTACCTCATCTAAAAAATTACCATTAGCTATAATGTTCGGATCGGTAGAGTAATCCAAATCATGTGTAACTTTATATCTGACTACAGTTTCTATATATTCTGGTTTACCATCACTACCTATTGATTGTTCTAACTTTATGGGAAAATAAGGCCCACTACCAATTGTGTTGAGTTGATTATAGTTTGCCATTAGTTAGGTTGTTTAATAGTTTCACTTTCTATATCTTCCACCTTAGTCTCGGTTAATTTACTACCAGACCAAGATGCAACAACAGTCTTTAGAGCAGCCCCACCATCCTGAGGAGTTGGTGTCCATGATGTGAAAGCTTGTTTAAGATTATTTATATCCTGCTCTATTTTGTTTAGTCTCTCTACTGTTGAGGTAGATTCTGGAATACCAACTTCTCCACCCTGCATTATAATACTATTCGCATCGACGTTTATATTACCGTCTAGAGATTTAATAATTATATCTTGCTGAATTATTGCAGTTAATACTCCAGAATCACTTTCATCCAGTATAATTTTATTGCCTTTCGGGGTTATAAATCCCAGTACATTGGGCTTATTCAATTCTGGAGGCATCTCACCTATGGCCCAACCATGATATGACCATAGAGGGTGTCTTGGATCTCCGTTCTCAAATTCTACATATACTATAGAACCTTCCCTTGGTGATAACCATTTGAATCCAGATCCTGGACCCCCTTGTTGATGTTTAGGGTAAGCCCAAACTTCTACTCCTCTCAATATACTTGGTAAGTATACACATACCTTATTCTGAGAGTCTGGATCATAATTAGTTATAACAATTCCTCGATATGTAGAATAGAACCTACCTATTGCCTCTATACCCCTTTGTTGAATTAGTTCATATAAATTCATTGCTCTTTTGGGCTTATATCCCTATCTACTCTAAAATCAGTTCTAGCATCAAATATCTCCCATTTATGAGGATCTGTATCTTGACGTACAACTATTTGTGTACCAATCTTTGGTTTATCTCCAGTCCTATTATACTCCTCTTCCCATATAGATGCCCTATGCTTCCTAGCTTCTGCCTTAATTTTACTTGGTATCTTCCAAGCATCGGTAGTATAAGACTCTTTAGCTATATCATGAGATTTCTGGAATACTTCTTGCATATTAACAGAAGTAGATATCTTATTGATTATGGAGTTTCTTGACTTCTTTTCAAAAGTCACCTCAGTAAAATATCCCCCAGTATCAAAGCTATGTTCAACTTCTTTAGCATACCAATCACCAGAATATTTTTCACCAACATTCTTGATCTCAATAATCTGAGAAGACTCCATTGATGGGTTACCAACAAACTTAGCTTTGGATTTAATCTGGCTATTTACTGATTCTATTATGTCATTAGACATAAACTCTCCAAGGGTAGCAAACAATGGATCAGATACTACTCGTACACCGGGTACTTGTACTTCTAATTCCATTTCTATAAGTACCTTTGAACGATCTGAACCAGGATAATCATAGGGATAATCTCCATACGGTCTTTCATCTGAAGATCCTTGAATGACTAAGTTTATCTCCTTGTTCTTTTTAAGAGCATTATAACCTTGTCTCCATCTATTTTGCCAATAAGCTTTACTATCCTTAGGAGCATATTGTAATGGATCTACTTGTATCAATACCTTCCTCTTTATAATAAAATAAGATACTTCATCGGGTGGAAGAGGTAATTTAGGAGCATCTTCTTCATCTACCTTTATACCTTGTCTTACCTTATTATTAAAGTCTAATAAAGCTTTCTCATATTCATCTAACTTCCTCAAATAAGTTCTCCATTCTGACTCTATCTGAGAATTGTATGCTTTAACCTCTTCTTCAGTTAGTGAGGGATTTGAGGCTATTTGCTGCTTAGCATCCTCTACTGAGTTGTATACAGTACGTGTAGTTTTAACCGTATTTAATTTACGACATACAGAAGATAATGTTTCAAGAGATCCCTTTATTTTAGACATCCTGGTTACATCTCTCTGTATCAATAGTGGAGTAGCTTTATTCCACCTTACATAAGCATCCGGCTTACATGGATCATCATTTGTAGGTACACATTGAACTAAATCAGTTTCTACCGTTTTAGTATCTGGATCCACACTTGAAGCTTTACCAGCCTCTATACTTTGAACATATTTGGTTTGAACTCTGAATTCCAATAGTTCACCAGTACCACCAGCATAAGTATAAGCAAATACGGTTTTACCAGATTGCTTACCATTATGTATCTCTATCTTATTATCCCGAGTATCCACAAAGTTTGGCCCACCAGCCATAGCCTTAGCAATACCAACTAACTGAGAATACTTATTCAGGAATGTAGCTGAACCAACAATAACGGTTCCTTCCGCATAAGTTGCTGGTACTGGTCTTAATTTATATCTCTCTGGATCCTGATATGGTTTGGCTAAATTACTTGGACTAAGGTCTAGTATTTTTACACCCACCAATCCATCATCTACTTCCTCATTATTTTGTATCTTTGTATAACAAGGTAAGCAAGGCTTACTTTTCTCGTTGCTCTGTTTTGCCATCACATGGATTATTATCTCTTATTTCCAAATGTACACCAGCTTTCTCAGAATAATCAATTACTGTCATTGGCATATTACCCATGGCTAATTCATTGAATACTTCCAGATAATCGGTCTTATCTCCCACAAATTTTGATGGCTCTGCTTCCAAGAACATCTTTGCATCAGCAAATTCTATGGTAAACCTTACACCATCTGGAGTAAATTCTATCTGATGACTTTTTACATTCACTAGCCTTACAGGACTAGACTTAAAAGAGCTATCACTAAATATCCATCCCCACTGTATTTTCAAAGGCATTTTGAATTGCAGAGATGGATGATCTACTATATCCACAAAGTCAGTTACTATAGTAAACTTACCTTTGTCTCCTTTACCTTCAGTATACTTGTAATTAAAGTTCTCTACCTCCATACCGATTGGCAGGTCATTGAAGATATCCATTATTGGAGATCCTGCACCATCGAATATTGCAAGATATGGTGTACCATTACCATTTAAGAGAACCGGTTTGCTATCCTCCATAGTTTGGTATGATTAATTCCATATCTGCATGAAGGTCCTCAAATGGATTGAGTATATCATTGGCATCAGCAATCACTCCCCAAAATCCAGAATCACCATAGTACTTGAAGGCAATGTTCTGTATGGTTTCTCCTTCAAGTACGGTGTGTATTAGATAATCGGTAGATATAGATGATATATTTCTTTCCAATGAGATATCTCCATCTGGGAACTTTATTACATAACTATCATCATAGGGACTTGTTCCAGGAATAGTTACCATAATTATTTAATTTTGTGTGCCTATTCTCTCTGTATCTGCATTTTCTAGAGAATCTACTTCTCCACCATCAAGAATTACTCCTGGCGTATATTGCAATTTACTAGATGGAATAATTTCTTCCCAGGTTCTATTGTTTTTAGTTACTCTTTTGAAAGTGAGAGTTTGAGTAGCACAGTTCGGTAATAATTTAAGGTCGTATGGTTGGCTAACCGTATTAGTTATCCTCTGACCAGTATCTGGATCATTATCATATCTCCTCATCATACGAGAAGCATTCTGAAAGTTAGTTAACTCGTATGGAGCTGAAGCCAATATGAAAAGGTCATCTTCAAATAATCCAGAATTTCCCCACTGTATTCTTAAGGTAGGGGGAGAAGATATATACCCATCAGCTCTTGCCCATGATTCCAATAGCCTGCATTTATTGACTACATCATCCCTGTGATCTGCATCTATTGAATACCATGATATATCAAAGGTTATGGTATCTTCTCCACCTGTATAGAAATAGAATGGATTGTTACGACCCATGGATTTAACAGCTGCCCAAGTAGCAGCGGGTTCAACCCTTAACCTATCTGGACGATTCTGTATTACTAAGCTAATTGCGGGTGATACATTTAAGTTAGCTATTACTATATCGTTCTTTATAAGTTCTGATGTTAACTTATTAGCTAAGGTATAATCAATAGATTTAGCTTTTAATATTTTATCTGGGTCTACACCTGATTTCTTAGCTTCTATGATATTTTTATACCAAGGATTTTTAGATTGAGCTGTAGAATATGAACCATTTCTAGCTATATGAGCATTAATGGCATCAGACTCTTTATTTTTTTCATCTGGCTCAGCTTTAGCCATTGGAGAAGTCTTCCTATTAATTAATATAAGAGATCTCCATACCTTATTTATTGGAGATTGAAATATTCTCCCCTGCTCAAGTTCAGCTACCTCTTGAGCCACTTTTCCAACTGGTTTTCCTATCAGTGATGCCATAATTGTTTAGTTTACTCCAGCAGCTACATTTATTTCTGAATCTCTCTCGTTGAGATATTCTTCGAATACCTTTTTACCGTCTATGTTAATGATAGTGGTATTGCCTTTATTCTCTCTCTGATTAAGCTTTTCAGTGTATAATCCAAGAGTCTGTACTAACCACCTCATCTCTTGAACTGTTAACTCTTGTAGATTATCCTTTCTTAAATTATATCCCTCTTTGCTAGCCCTAACTGCAGATGCAAGATCATTAGTTGCTCTGGTATTCTCTTCATTAGAAGCCTGATTACTTTTGATAGCACTGTATATCATTGGTCCAACTATAGATATACCGGTTATGGCTAATCCCAAAGGACCCCCAAATAACCCTACTATTCTAGAACCAAATCCAAGCAGTCCTCTACCAACAGAAACCAATGCACCCCGAGAAGCAGCATTAGCAGCTGCAGCTCCTGCACCAGTACCCATGATAGTTCTGGTCATCCTACCAGCATTAGTTGTAGTTACCATAGCTGCTGGTACTGGAGTCCATCCAGAAGCTCCTCTACCAGTATTAGCATAATACCTACCATTGGCTCCCATTTTTGCTGGAATATTACCATTATAGTAATATCTTGGTAAACCAGCTTCTGCAGCAACCATAGTAGCACTTGCTCCTATACCAGCTTTACGTTGAGCAATGATAGCTCTCTCCATATTAAGGTAAGCTTGGGCAGATATAGTAGCCTGTGACCAACCTCCAATCAATAATCTAACCATTGATCTGAAGGTAACTTGAGTATCACCATTAAGTATTAACCATCTTGCTCTCCAGTTAGCTATCTTATTGGTAATCCATAATACACCAGCACCTATACTTGCTAACCCAGCTATCCAAGGTCCAAATGGAGTTGCCATTAGGTCACGTACTTGAGATATTGCCCAACCTACCATATCAAGGAATCCCATAATGATAGGATTATTCTGTATAGCCTCTGCAAAGGTAGTCATAAGGTTCTCTGCAGCAGACTGAATTATATCAATCTTACCTGCAAGAGTTTCCATACGTTTTGCTACTACTCCTTCGGCAAATCCAGCAGATTGATTTTGTATCTTATCAAGGAGATCAAAGTATCCTTCAGTATCTCTCATTATGGCAACTGCAGCACGCATACCACGTACACCAAAGATACTCTTTAATACTGCATTCTGATCTACAGTTGATAAGTTCTTAGTAGCTTCATTTATTTTACCAAGAATTACACCAAAATCTTGAAGATCTCCGGTAGCATCAACAAAATCTTTTTTACTCAATCCCAGTCTAGCTAAAGCTTTAGCTCCCTTGAAATTTGGATTGGTTATGGACTGAGTTAAGTAGTCTGCCATATTTCTGATAGAAGTACCTGCCATAGAACCTTGTATACCTGCATTACCCAAGGTACCTATCATAGCAGCTACTTGAGGTAACTGTTGTCTCAGAGTTACCATGGATGCTGCGGAATATTTGATAGATTCTGCCAAATCCGTCATGGACATATTAGATGCCATAGCAGCTTTAGTAAGCTGGTCACCAACTAATGTAGCAGCTCTTTCACCTTCCAATCCGAAGGTTCTCATTATATTGGTCAGTAAGTCTGCAGTACCTCCTTTACCTCCCAATTCCATTCCTGTAGCATTGGCCATCATTGCAGCACCAGATATCATTTCCTGTATCTGATTTGCATCATTACCAGCCATTGCTAAGTATTTCATACCTGAAGCTATATCTCTTGACATGAACATGGTCCTCAAACCTAATGTCTGGGCAGTTTCTGATAATCCAGACATCTGTTCATTGGTAGCTCCAGAGATAGCTCCCACTGAAGTCATCATATCGATGAAGTCAGCTCCAGTTGTAATTGTAGTAGCTAAGGAAGACACTATATTACTGGCTATACCACCAAACATATTTGTATATGCCTGAACAGCGGTTAAGTTAGCCTGTACAGCATTCTTAGCATCCCGATGTAAACCTCTTATAACAGAGCTGGCTTCTCTTGCTTGGTTAGAAAACCTATCTTGTAAGACAAGAGCTATACCTATCTCTAGTTGTCCTGCAGAAGGACTACCACTTGTAAAAGCCATATAGTTTCAGATTTATAGAACAAAAGAGAGATGACCCTATGTATGGGTCATCTCCTTTTTTAGTTGTTCGTAATATGATTCGGCAGCTTCTATAAATTTCTTCCTACGCCGCCATGGGAGCTTTGCTAGAGTGTTAAAGTCAATACTAATCTTTGCTCTAACAATATATAAATATACATCTTCTAGTTCTCCCGTGGGTAGAAAAAATTATCTACTGCCATTACTGGTACCATAATACGTTGACCAGTATCTGGGTCCTCTATTTGAGTAGTTCCTGGGAATATTGGATCCATTCCTTTAACAGTGGAACGAATATCCATCATATCCTGAGAGGAAAACATTCTGAAGTTTTTAACGATCTCGTAATTTTCACCTACTTTAAGTTTAAGGTTACGAGCAATTAATTCCTGGTTCTTAGTTCTCTCGTTCATTGGTAAATTCATTACGTATGACTCACCTTCAGCACTGAGTAAATCAAAGCAAAGTTCTTTACCACTCTTAGTTGTAAATGTTATCCCCTTTGACTGTTTTGATACTGGATAAAATGGTATAGCATTCGGTTTTGCTTCCATTTCCTGCATTGTAGGAATTGTACCATAGTCAAAAAGGAACTCTTCTTTAAGATCTACTTCATAATCAATGGTTCTTACTTGACCCTCTGCTGGGCCTTCCCAGTCATACCTGAATTCAAGAGTTTTTCCCAGAGAGAATATACGAGAATTTATCATAATCGTATACCTATCAAGAGATGGCATTTTTTGAACATCATCAGCTGTGAGTAATCTTGTAGCCGTAATATCGGTATCTGTTACAATACCAGCAATAAATTTAGAGATGTTCATAAATGTTTTTGCATCTACGGGGTTTGAGAGAATATCATCATCCTCTCCATTCTGTTCCCGTATGGTTACTTCATAACCACTTGGTAGTTTAAAGGTAAGTTTCTTACCATAAAGTGTTTGATCTTCCATTGTGTTGAGTTGTTAAGTATTCTGAAAAATATAGTATTTTGTAACGAAAAAGGGAGAGTTCATTGCTGAGCTCTCCCTTAGTGATTCACTATTACAGCTTCTCGCAGGTATCTACTGAGAACTCCAAATCCTCCAGAGTGTTATCCGAACTCATTCGGTCTAAGTCCTGTCCGTTTACCTTGCAAGGCCATACTCCGGTACATGTCCAGGAGTTAAGGATAGATACTCCATCCTCGGCCAGCTCATTGATGAGTACCGTTTCCTTATACTGGCTTGGAGTTAAACCCCCCCCAAGCAACATATCCTGAACTGACATAAGCCAATCCCATAACCAAGTATCTGACCCAGAAGTAGTTTCCAATTTGGAAGCTGTTAAGTTTCCAACTGATACTCTACCAGCTGTTTTTACATCGTAATTTACATCACCATGTGAAACTTGTTCAATACTTACCTCTGGTATACCAACCTTCTGAAAGAGGAATGCGTTTATGGGATGTTTGACAAATACAATTTGCCATAAGAACTTCTTCCTCGGATTTTTTACTTTAGCTCCTGCCATAGTATTATATCATTTATTTGTTTATTACTGTGCGGATATGGATATCTCACCAGTGCTCTTATTTACCGAAACATCTATGATAACATCCATCTCTATATCCTGCATTGGAACAATTTCCTTATACTTCAGCTGAGCCTTATACTTACCCTGACGAACATCTGCCTCGTTATTAACCTGAAGATCCTCATAGCTCTGTGCATCCTGATCTCCTAACCATGTGTAGGTAGTTATTGCTTTACGATTCTGCAAGTCATCCAGAAGATCCTTTGCTTCGTAGTATATCCTTTTCCACGTTTCAAAAGTATTAGGCTCTTCTATATAGCTCTCCAGAATAGGTCTAAGATTCTTCTTCAGATACAGGTTAAGACGTACTATAGAAATGAACTTCTCTGAATCATCCACTGGATTAGAAGTGAATCCATTCCAAAGCATAGTACGTTGCCCCTGGGTACGAGTGTTCTTTATTACGAACAGGTTCATATACCACTTAGCAAACTCATTGAGAGTATCTATATCAGCAGGACCACCTAAGTTCTTCATCACTGGACCTAATGCAGAAGCAATTACACCACGATTCATACCAGAGAAGGAATACCAAGGCCCATAAATAGAAGCACATATTGCATCCAATCCGGCTACAGAACCCAATACATCGCATTTCTGAAGAGAACCGTTTTCATTGTAGTATTTAATACCACCTCCGAAATATGCTACCTCTTTCTTTGGCCCAATAGTCTGAACCATAGTCTTCAGAGCAGTGAAAGTTTCATCTACTGTTGCTGGAGTACGTGTTCCTGCTGCATACTTGGGAACTTCCACATACAAAATGTTCTCAAATGTATTATGTACATCATTAGCTACAGCAATATATACCTTAGTATAATCGTCTAAATGCTGATGTATATGAGAAAGTATTACAGAGTATGCCTCGTAATATGACTTACTTGCTTTATAAGCAGAAATCCACTCATCTGCAGTCGGTTTAGTACCTGCACTACCCTCAGAGCATTCCATGTATACATTAGTATCACTTACTTCATCAGTACTTACAGTTCCAGAAGTAATCTTGCCCACCATTATCATGGAGTTCCAATTAGAGAACTGGCGCAGTATAGAAACTATATCCTCCATTGTCTGAATACCAGTTGCAAGGTTTTTCATAGTACCCTGACCATCTGCATTCTTACCTTGAATAGCCTCGAAAGTGATATTCGGAGCATTATCCAAGAAATTCTGTAAAGTATCTACATTTATAGAAGGAGTAGTTACACCATCAGTTGTATTTGCTGATACAGCAGAGAAGAACAGTGTCTCATTTAAGATACTGTCATAAGTTGGTATCTGAGTTTCCTCATCTCTTGCCCCATACTGAATAATACTTGCACGTAACGATGGTTCCTTTGATACATTTAATTTTAAGTAGAAAGGACGGTTCAGATTTACTCCAGTATTATCAAGTACTGGAGAACCTGCTTCTCTAGTGCGTATAGCCATATTCATTGTAAGACTATTTTCTGCTCCACTGGGATCAGAAATTACTATAGAGATAATAGCAGATCCATCTAGAACTGATACAGATGGTGCACTCAATTCAGCTGGAGTTACTGACATAGGTTTTGCCCATCCATAAGTAGCTCCACTACCAGCTACTCTTGATACTCGAACCTTTGCACCCATTTCAAGTGCCTTCATTATGTTCGATACCGAACCATCCGGAACTATCTCCGAACCAAAAATACGAGTGAACTGAGATGGGCCAGATATCAAATCACTTGGGTCTTCTAACGGACCCTTGGTAGTACGAGCTACCATGTTGATTACGCCCAACAGAGGAACACTAGATTGCACGTTCAGGTTCTTAAAGTTGAACCTTACTCTTGGAGTCTGTGGCATATTTAATTATATTAAAGTGTTATTAAGCAATAAATAATCCATTTGTTGACCAGAAAATGGGAACTGATAATTCCCAGCTCTAATTCTGGTATTTCTATCCATTGTATTAAGGTTAGGATCAGACTCCTTAACCTTATCCAAAAGTATTTTTAATTTTTTGTCCATATTATGGTACTTTTAATGTATAATCGGCATTTTCTAGAAGAACAGAAATATCTCGTATTGGAGTAAGTAACTCCGGTTGAATATTTTTATCTAATAAGCAATCCTGTACTTCAAATTGGTATACTTTTTCCATTAACCCATTATCCAGATCTGGCATATTGTAAAAGTTTACTATCCTAAGGAATATATTTCCTGTGAATAGAAACTTAGGTTCATCGTAGGGTTTTAAGTAACCTCTTTGAGGTACAGACCAGAACATAATTTGGTGCAACAATCTCATATGTTCTGAAGAATGAGCACATAATCTTATGTTCATATATTGTGATAGGGATTCATAAGGTACTTCTGTTGCTGTGTAACCTATACCCTCTTCTTTCTGGGTTATTTTTCTTGGTAGTCCTATGTCTCCTGGATAAAATCCTTCTGAATCAACTACTATTCTTGGGGTTTCTTTTATACCTCTTGAATGGTTATTACCAACTCCGAATATACCTATATAGAAACCCTTGTCATCTTTTATCTTTTTAAGATCTTCCTTAAACCTTTCAGCATTTTCTGCACTTGTTGGAAGATAGTCTTCTGGGTTTATAGTGTAGCCCAATTCAATGGCCATATTCAATAGAGCCATGTATATGGACCTCTCTATAATTTCCTGAGAATTTACCATTTTACTTGATTGGGTCTTACACCATATTTTTGAAGTTCTCTACGTATCTCTGTTAGTATAAGTTGTTTTAACCTATTCTTACCACCAACAGCTTTAAGAGACGGTGACCACACTGGTCTTGATGGAATCCTACCATCGTTGGATCCAAATTCTAATATTCTGGCTAACTGATTTAATGTTAAACCTTTCTGAGATGATCTTCTTGTTCCAATTGGTAATCCTATCAGAACTCTAGATTTATACCTATATAACCCAACTGACCTTGAATAAAGGCCGGTCAGGTTATAAATAGGATGTTGTCCCCACCTTTCAATGGTAGCTGGAGATAATGGTTGCCATGTTACTCCACCACCAACAGGTGGTATACCCAAAGTTAATGACTTCTTTACTATTGCAAGTAGGTTTCTTGAGAACTTATCAACGGCTCTATCATACCCTATTTGCATACTTTGACCAAGGTTACTTACTAAAGCTTCAACAGTTTGCCATTCACCGTTTAACTTTACTTGAAGAACCAGGTCAGATATTTTAGGTAGAGTGATATTAACCGTTCTTGCCATTGTTAAAAATGTTTATCGTAAAAGTCCTTTAACTTAGAGTAAACAGTTCTAATTACACCTTCCTTATGATAATGGTACTCCCCCTCATATCCTTCTATTCCCCCGAGTTTATTTGCCCACTTCTCTGTCCAGAATTCGTAGTAATTATTCTTTCTATTATGAAATAGGCAATGAAGACCACTGCATAATCCAACTATGGGTAAATATAATGGCCCAAGTATCCTTGACTGTATGCAATGACCAAACTCATGATCATAGGCAGGTTCCTTTAATCCAGATCTTTCAGAAAGGAAGATATAATTTCCCAAACTTACACCCCCATTCATTGTAGGAGCTACATAGAAAGCAGTGCTTCTTTGTTTTAGGATTCTTTTCTCTCCTTTCAGAATTATTCTATAAATAAGTCCGGCCAGGTTTTGGGGTAGTTGCCAAATATACAAAAGGATATGCACCAGAGTATGCAAGAACTTACCAAACTTAGTTTTATGTTGATGTTCTTTTAAGATACTGGACATTGCCTATTCTTTCTTAATGGCTGCCTTTATTTTGAGATAATGAGCAAAATATCCGGCAATGAAATACACTATCGGATATAAAATGAGCAAGAATGCTACCAGTCCGTTGTCCAGCCATCTCCAAATACAAGAGAAGATTATTACGGAAGCTATTAGCAATGCTACGTACAGCCATCCAAGTTTTGATATTTTCATAATACTTTTATTTTAGAAAATGTATACTCCTCCATCGTAGAAGTTAAATAACTCTGATTTATTTACAGACCCAGTGATAACTAAGTAATATACATTGTTATCACTATTAGGTACGTTAGTAAACTCTGTAGAAGAACCAACTCTTACATCTCCATCTTCATAAGTCACACTCTTTAACAATCGAGTTCTTGCCATATTATAGATGAATATTGTAGTTTCTGTACCGGGTGAACGGGGAGAAATACCTACAGTAAAATTAATTGCAACTTTTGATGGAGTTGGGGGTACTACACCAGCACTGGTTACATACTTTAAATACATAACCACTTTTTTGTTAGTATCCATACCAACTAGGGTCTCACCAATATTATCCTCTGTATCGGATTTAAATGTTATCTCACCAATCTTACCGTTATATTTCTCGTAGAACTCTACTACTGCATTACAATCCTCGAAAGTACCTTTTGTACTGGGTCCTAAATTTACTTCCAAGTCATAAGGGTATGGCTCATCTCTTTTTAACTCCATACCTATGAAACTTGTAGTATATAAATCCTCCAAACTTAATCCCCAAGTGGGATCTTGAATACTACCTGTTGGGAAGGTATGAGCAACTGATTTAGAAGTTAATACACCATCAAGTAAATTTATCCTATAAATTAAAGTATCACCAAAGTTAACTTTTGTAGTACCACTTATAGTGTTAGTACCATAGTGATCTTTATCTATATTTACCCCTCCTAAGAATGTATCAGTAGCAGTACCGTACTTCCTTAAATAAACTCTGATGTTTAATACCCAGTTATTTTCTGACTTAACTGATATCATAGGAGTTATATTCCCCTCCGCTGATAATCTGCTAGTAATTACATAAGGATCATTACTAAATGGTACATTTACAGTTCTTGTAGTTAACGGATTTTCTGGGTTACCCTGTATTATGGATAATCCCATACCAGAACTATTCTCGAACTGGTATGTAAGAGTTTTTGGCACTGTTTTACTTGTACCATTCTGTGAAGCAAAAAAAGCAGTAAGCATCCTACTTATAGTTTGTCACGTTTACAAATGCTCTAACGGGTATGTTCGATACCGCAGTAGACGCGGGAATCCAGTGAATCGTGTACACTTTTCTACCGGTCGTAGCCACGAGAGAGTCTACTTCGTCGGTTCTGTACACGACACCGGGCTGATCCTTGAAGTTCACCGTAACTCCATACGGCACGTCTATGACCGCATCACGGAACGGCCCCTGCTTTTGCATGGGAGAAAACGTAGCAGCAACCTGTACCGACAGCGTTCCGGACGTCAAACTCGTAGTTATGTTTTCTCCCGGGAGTATTGTTCTCGTTCCTGCCGGGAAACTCGTAAGGATAGCATCGGAAGGTCTGACGTAAGATTTCGTAGCAAGGTTATCCGTGTTGATGTCCGGCAAGGATACACTGGTCAGCAAGGTTCCGCTATCGACTATCGACGTCATGACATCGTTATCCGACGCAGAGTTTGCAACCCACTCCATCACATACATAGTTTCCAACGAGTAGACGCTAAGAGAACCAGCGCTGTCAAACACATAAGCCGTGAAGTTCGAAGAGGTGGGTTCCGAGAAGACGATAGCAGCTTTACCGTCTGCCGCGGCAAAACGACAAGTCTCAGGAATACCTTCGGGAGAGTTTCTTACGCCCAAACGGTACAGCACCCACTGAAATAACTCTTGTGCATTGTTTTGATCCGAAGGCATTACAGTGGGGCCACTTTCATCGGTAAACAATGTCGGAGTAGTTACGACTACGTTTTGTGCAGGTAAAGTACCCCCGAAACTGACTACCCGAGACCATGTATTAAGAGAGAGCACTTTCTGAACAAGTTCATCATCGCTGGCATCATCGTACAATACAGCGCCCTGTTTCTCAAAAATCTGGATATTCTGGGACTCTGCTTTTTCCGTATTCACCAGCATGCAATAGGTTTTCACGTAGTAGCTATTGTACCACGCCACACCCCAGTGGCATTGTACATTCGTTGTATTGGGAATCTTATAGGTAGCATTAATGAAACGAAAATTTCTACTGTGGAGTTCGCCGCCCCTAATGCCGGTACAAAAAAGAATCTGATTCAGAAGCGCATCCAATTTAGAATTAGATACATTAGGCAGGGCGAATGTAGTAGCGGGAATTATAGGATTTTCGGAGTCACCCGCTACTACGTCTGACGTATAAATTGTTCCCTGAGTTCCCTGACAGTTCAGTGACCACGATTTAGTCCACGTCGACAGCACATCCTGAATGAACTCACTGTCCACTGATTTTTGTGTAGTCACATTACCGGCTTTTTGGTACATACCGACTGGAATAGAACTCCCTCCGATACCGAACAACACCGTAAACGTCTTACTCTGTACAGAATTGTAAAAAGCGACTCCCCAGTATGTTTCAGACGTATTGTTTACTCCCGTCAAGAAACGGAAATTGGTGTTCGCCCCGCGGAAACCCAGTGCATACAAAATCCGCTCTATGGTCGTAGTCAGCAATACCTCGCTCCCTTGTACCGGAGCTAAAAACTGCATATTGGTTCCATAAGTCTGTTTAAGGAGAGCCGTAAAATCAAGGGTCCCTAATTTAGTCCACGACGTACCGTTTATTATGTTCGTAACGAAGTTATCATCTATCGGAGAGTCGATAACGTAGTTTCCTTGTCTCTGAAAGAAGGTAATCGGAACGCTATTATTCTCGAAGCCGAAGAATACGGCATACGTCCGGGTATAGTGTGCATCATAAAACACTATTCCGAAATATTCTTGTTTAGATGTGCCACCCGGAATAGTTACTGATCCACAGACAAAACGAAAGAAACTGTCTGCTCTGGAACCTGTGTTGTAAAACAGTTGTCCCAGCATAGACATGATAGTCTTTCGATTAGTGGTGTCACCCATCGCATACTGCGTCGCATACGACAAAATAGCCCCTATGGATTCACCTGAATTCATAAGAGCGTTTTTCCACACTAATTTCTGTGTGTCAGAAACCTGAATCTGTTCGTTACCGTCAGGGTTTACCTTCTCAGTAAGAGAATTTATATCTACGAACTTTGCCATATCTATTGATTGTTTTTAGTATCTCTCCAACCAGCTTTAACTTCAGAAGTACCAAATGTAGCCACTGTATTATTAAACATAGCTACTACTAAACTGTCTGTTTTTTGGATTACTGTTAAATAAGCCTCGGCTTGTAATGCAGTTACTACATTTGAAGTTGAAGTTGTAGTTCTGAATACTAAAGTTTTTCTTCTTTCTACTCCTGTTTGGTTAATATCGGAAGTTATGAGTGATTCTGAACTCCCTTCAACTCCGGTATAATCTATGTAAAAATTATCACCAGAGCCATCACCCCAGGGTATAGTAACTTTTGCCATACTTTAAGTATTAAATTTGGGGTATAGTAGAGATATCCCACCCTACTATACCAAAACTCCGTATCTTTACGATTTGGGAGTAACCGTGAATGTGGTGTTGGTATCCACCGTAACCTGAACTGCAGAACCATCCTGAGGTACATCGATCTTTGTCGGTGTAACTTCGATAAATGGATCACCAGCAGTCTGATTCAGTGTAGCCGTAGCCTTCTGTCCACCAGCAGCAGTAGCAATAATCTGCTGAGTTCTGGCTTCAATTGTTTCGTTTGCTGCTGCAGTCAAAGTAACACTAAAAGTGTACTTAGCTTTAGCACCTGGGTCACCAGTTATTGCAATACCACTAGTTGCAGAATCTCCGTTTGCAGTAAATTTGATTGCAGAAATATCTGCACTGATGATATCTCCAGCACCTTTTGAAAAGGTAATATTGGTAGTATTGGATTTACCAGTTAATGTTACACTACCACCACCCTTATCAACTGCCGGGCTAGCATTATCAAACTCAATGAACTCTGCAGCTGGGAGATGATTAGCAACAAATTGCTTCTTCTCAGCTACACCGGAACCCTCTACTTCAAAAGTGGCAGTCTGAGCTAAACGGTTACCACGGTTAGCAACTTCTGCCTTTACCTGTAAAGTGGTATTACCAGAACCAGTAGAAGGACTAACAACTACACCGTTCTGTTTTACTTCAGCCATTTTTTTTTTTTTATTTGGGTCTAACTCTAAATGTAGTATTCGTCTTTACGGTAGTTTCATCCTCGTAATTATTCATTTCGTTTAGTTCAAGGATGTACTTGGTCAACTCAAGGTACTTGCCTACATTTTCCATGTAATTAAGTATCTTTTTCGTCTCTTCAGGAGTCTCTCTCTTCAATACTACAAAGAATAACAAAGCCTCATCATGTGCTTGAGCAACTTGAGTATCACCAGATGGAGAATATACTTTACCATTGATTACAAACTTATCCTGTGCCCAGTCAAAGTCCCAGTAACCATCTTTGGTTAAATGTCCATTCTCTGCTAATGACCTCTTGGTTACGTATAGCACAATATTGATACCGTCTAATTCACCTGATACGGTTTCTTTTAATGAAGGCCAAGTTCTTAGGTAGTTATATTGGATTAAGCCATCCAATAGATACGGTTCATAATTGTTTCCAGTATCTTCACCGTAAGATAACATCTGGTCAAATCTCTTCAACCAGATTAGAGGTTGCTTCCCTGCATCCACTTCAACAAAGTCATTTACTATGGCTTTGTATCTATCCCATACTCCATTAGTAATCCTTTTCCTTCGTGCCATACCCTACTTCTTTACTGGGAAGCCTGGGTCTGGGCCATCTAATGGACCTGGCCTCCGGTGATTGACTACTTTTGGAACTACTACCTTCTTCACTGTTCTGCAAATAGGTAGATATATGGAAAGTCTTTCAGCAAGCATACACAGGTTTTGTTTGAGTATATCAATAACTCCACCTGGTTGCATTGCTTTTATAATATTGGATGAGGTTTTAGATTCTGAGTCTGTATCGTTGAAGAATTCTACCTCAGTTGGACCTGTTTGTATTCGTTTAACCTCACCTGAACCTCTACTTGATTCAGAAGATTCTGATTCTGAGCTAGAGGTTGAGTTACTGTCTTTAACCGATTCTGCAGTAGCACCAACCATTAAAGATATTTGTACAACCATATAATCATAGGCTGCCAATTCCATAATTAGCTGGTTTTCTAGAGCTTCATAATACAACTCATTATTAAATTCCTCTATGGGAATCTCATGATTTACTAGCGGCTGAATATACAGCTGCCATTTTTCAATGAATTGCTGCTTCTCTTTAAGAGAAACCTTACCGAAGATATCCTCAGGAATATAAGTGTCTATCAGCTCATAGATACTGCCAGGCAACTGGGTATTTACTTGATCACTAACTCCGATTACATTGGTTTTGGAAAGATTCTCTCCACCATAGTTATTTGTTATTGTTACCTTGACAACATAGTCGCCAGGATTTTCATAAAGATGGGAAGCAGTTACCACACCTACATGTGATTCTGTCTTCCCATCACCAAATACCCATGTTACCGTGAAATCATGAGGTAGCTCATCAGCGAATGCCCTGAACCTTGCATTTAGTCCAACTACGGTAGATAAAAAATCCACCGTTTTCATATATTACTCGTCTTCTCCGCTGTTAAACTCATCTAAAATGGCATTTACCAAGTCAAGCTTAGTATCACCATCTTCTGGTTCAATATCTAAAGAGATAGCCAAAGCTTTCAGCTCTTCTCCATTGAACTGATCCTTTATTTTTTCTGGAGCTTCGCCTGCCTCTATAAGACCAATGAACTCATCTTTAAGAGCTTCTGTGTCTACTTCTTTCTTTGAAGCAGCTTTCTTCTTAGGATTAACTTCTTCTGTCTTGACTTTAACTTCTTCTGTCTTGACTTCTATAAGGTAACCATTTGCAATAGCTGCTCTGATTACCCGGGAATTAAACTGATTCTCGGTTATCTCAACAACATCCTTACGAAGTACCTTAATCTTAGAAGCCTGATCATAGAAGATACTTGCCTTTGGATTAAGTTTTATGTATTTTGCCATAGTTAAATGGATTAAAAGAGGGAGTATATACTCCCTCATTATATTGTTAAGTGGTTTAATTACTCGAGGATACCTTTCAGGTAATTATCTACATCCATGTAATCAGGGAATCCATTAGTGGAGAATTCCTTCGTTGCATCGATGAGGATAGAAGCATCCTGATACATCTTCGAGAAACCAGTAGTTAACGAAGCATAAATAGCCTCGGTCTGGTTAGATACTATACGTTCCGATTCAAGCATAAGCTGCTTAGCAGTCAGCTTAATCATGGCAGCCGATGGATCTACAAGCATTACCTCATTTTCGGGAGTTCCACCGTGAATATAGAAGTCTGCCGAATTTGGAACTGGAGTCTTCAGGTTCAAACGAGCATCGGTAGTACCAGACGAACGTAACTTGAATTCGGGCAGATCAAGCAGATCAAGTGCCTGCTCTTCACCCCCGATAATAGTACGGAACTGACGACCAAGGCGGGATGCACGAATCCATACCCGGAGAAGGTCACGATACTGTATACCCTTCTGAGTATTACCTACACCGATAACTGGAGCCGATTCCGAACCGTCAAGTTTGTTACCCTTTACAAGTACATCCATTGCCAGAGCATCCATTGCATAACCCAGCTGAACACCGAAGTCACGAAGGAAGATGGCCATTACATCCATGGATACATAGCTACGTACCTCATCGGTTACCTTGAATCCCTTACCGATCTTGAAAAGGTTTACCGACTTCTGTCCGAAGGATACAGTACCCAGAGGAATTGTCTCTGCCTCGTTAACTCGTGCAGGATTAGCATCCGACATATTTACCAGAGGCATGATAGCCGTTAGCCCATTAATAGGCTGATCAGATGCAATGATGTTCGGATAGAAAGGTGCCTCACGCATTCCAAGATAGATTGCCTCACGTACAATCTCAGGAACAAGCCAACGCAGCTCAGGATTAGGCATGGAGTAAATATTCTCCATCGTATCAACTTTCGGGTTGAAACCAATGGCCTTGAAATAATCCTCCTGAGTAAGACCGTACTTCTCCTGGAGCATATCACCCAGATGGATATCTACTGGGAGACTCTTGTTGCTTCCCTGACGGAAGCCATCCATGTTCTTTACAATTTCTGGAAGCTCTTTTAAGTACTGCTCCCGAGTATAAGTTTTTTCTGCCATATTTAATAATGATATTTTCTGTTATTTTACCAGGATTTGAATCAGATCACCAACCTCAGCTACGTTGATAGCTATGAACTTAGTCTCTGCATTTGCATCGGAGGGCTGGAAGTTTGTATACGTTCCGCTTTCATCCAAAGTTCCATCGGTCTTAACATAACCAGTGGTGGTAAGCTCTGCCTTAGCTATACCGTGTATAATTGCAAAGGCTTCTACCATTACAGTTACTTCTACACCAGCTGCATTTGCAGGATATGCAGGATACTTACTGTAGTTAACAGCAATACCGAGATACATATCACCAGCTGCCCCAGTATACGGAGAAATAGTTCCATCGTTATTAAGTTTTACCGGTTGACCCTGAACGATAGTATCGCCACTCTTTACCGGAAATGCTTGATGAAGCTTGTGCGATTCACTTTTGTAAATCACAGCCTGTGGGGTCCGTCCACCCACTTTGTGTAAGTCTGCCATAATTTAACTTGATATTTTAGTTGTTTGTTATTTCTTTTCTCCCCGAAGTTTACGATCTGCCAAAGTTAAAGCTATATCACGAGTAGATTTCGGTGCCTTATTCTTTTCCTCATCATCTTCGGGATTAATAGATGATGCTCGGCCAACATCATGAGAACCGCAATTATTGCAGTGCATGGGGAATTTCTCTTCCAGCTGTGCATCATAAGTCTTACGCAGAGCTTTGAGAGTCTCCAGAGTTGTTCCTTCATTCTCAAGTAAAGCCAGGATATTCTGGTCTACCTTATCCTCACCAGAAACTTTCTTATATGCTGCCACCGTTTCCTCACGATACGATTTAATGTGGCAATCCCAATTCTCTTTAGCCTCCTTGTAAGAATTGAGGTCTTTTTCAAGATTGGTCTTTTCCTCAGTGAGTTTTTCAATTTCCTCATCCTTCGCCTTCAC